CTCGCTGGGCTCATAACCCAGAGGTCCATGGTTCAAATCCATGCCCCGCTACCAACGCCTCGGGCTTCACATGAAAGAAGTCCGAGGCTTTTTCTATATCTTCAAGGCTCCATGCCACTCGCCTAGTCATCTTCTGTGAAATCGAAGACCTATCGACGCCAAGAGCGTTCGCCAAATCCTTCTGTTTGACATTGCGAAGAGTCATGGCCACTTTCATATTTCGCGTGACTATATCCTGCAAACTGACAGATTCGGCCTGAGCTGCGACCTTAGGGCTGATTGTTGCTGTTGTCATAGCACATAAGTTTAGCAAAACTAACAAAAAGATAGAATGCGACACGCCGAACGAGCATGTCTAACCATATTCGTGGTTAGATGTGAGTGTGACAAACATTCTAGTAGATTCACCCACTGTAGGTGAAAAGGTCAAACGCCTTATGGGGCTCAATGGCCTGACACAGGCAGAAGTCGCTGAAACATTGCACTGCTCACGGTCCACTGTCTCGCAGAAATGCACTGGCCGAATCGCTTTCAGTGCGAATGAGATAAACGAGCTTGCCGAACTCTTGCATGTCAGCGCCGATGTGCTCCTTGGGCGAGCTCCGTTGGAGGTGAAGTGATGCTGATTCATGATGCTTCTGGATCTGTCGCTGTTGTCTCGGCCGAAACCGTGAAGATTGCCGGTGAGGGTTGCATCGTCCTTAATGCGCGCGCCGTGTACATCCATAATCAGGCGTTGACGCCAGAGCAGGCCGCGATCGTCAAGCGTGGTGTCATGGCCACGCTCGACGATCCAGCGGCGTTAGAAGATCTGCATGGGAAGCACGACGTCGCCGGCATCAATCTGCCACCACGGAACGGCCTTGGGGTTGATGGTGATGGCGTGGATGCTCATGTCGGGAAACCTGACGGTCTGGACGAAGCTGTCACCGGACTTCAGACGTTCAGAGAGATCGCTGACCGTGGAGGCCGTCGCGCCGGTGATTGTAAGCGGCGTGGTCGTTCCCAGGTAAAGGGCGAAATCGAACGTGTTTTCGTCACTCATTGCTCTTCCTTCCTTCGTTGTTTGAAAGGTTTGGTTTGTGCGATTACAAGCCTATCGCTGCGGAGGAAGGAACCTAACCGTCCATCCATGAACCAAGGAGCAGTGAAATGAGCGTTTTCAATCCGGAATGCACAAGCAATTACTTCCAGGTGCGGGACATCGACCCGTCGGAATGCACCGGCGGCAATCCCTACGCCTTCAAGTGCCGCATCAGGGTGGCCGGAAGCACGTTCGGGTTCGATGGTCTGGACATGGGCGACCTTCAAAGGATGAAGGGCGCGATCAACCAGGCGATGACACACGCGCGGCGTGCCCGCCGTGAATGGGAAGGAGCCCAGGAATGAGCGTCACAGTCAAACGTGTTGACAGGAAAAGCAGGCAACGTTTTTACGAGCTGATCGTTGAGACGGAAGAAGGCATCACCGTGCGCGTCCCGTTCAACGGCTACGAGCTTGACGATCTTGAGAAACAGATCGACCGATGCTTCAACGAGGATTGACGGACAGTGAAACGTTTCGTCAAGACCGTCATGCTGCTGCTGGCAAGCCCGTTCGTGTTCTTCATGTTCGGGCTTGTCCTCGCCATCGTCCGGCTGGGGGACTTCCTCACCGACGACTGACAAAACTTCACGGCATATGGGGCGTACGGCGTACCCCTGCCACCGCTGAGCCGGGTTAGCGACCGGTAACGCCAGGCACGTGGCTATCGCGCTATTTGTGAGACGAAATTTAGCTCCCGACCCTCTCAGGCCGTCGATTAAGGCGGAATCGGGCGACCATAGGTGGCTTCGGCCGTGGTCTGATTGGGGACCATTCCCGGCGGCTTCGGCCGCTCTTGTTATCGACGGCGCGGCTCCGACCGAAACGTTTTGCGAGACCTTTGGAATCTGTTGACCGGCTCGGCCGAAAATCTCGGCCGAACATTTTCATCAGCAGATTCTAGGTCTTGACCTCTCAAGCGCTCACCAACCGAAAGCTACAGGAAGGATTGAAATTGAGCAAGGCAACATTCCCCGACAAACTGAGGACGCAGATGAGGATGGCACTCCCGATGATTGACTCGAACGTCAGGAGCAAGGCCAACACTTCTCGTCAGTCTCTGATGCAGGCGTCCGGATTGAACGACAACCAGCTGCAGGCGGCGTTGAAGCTGGCCTATGGTTCCAAGGGCGTGCCGAGTCCCGTCTACCGCTCTCCCACCGCCGGCAAGATGTACGACTCCTCCTCGCTGCTGATGACGTTGGCCAAATGGTGCGGGATGTGGGCTTATGTCATCGAGGATTAAGCCGTCGTTGCACGAGGTGCTGCACTATCCGGAGGAATCGCGCAGGATGCTCATGCAGGGCTTTGCCGACGCGGTGGACCGAATCGCGGCGAACAACCGGCGCACCGACATCGAACTGTTCCAGGTCTGCCGGGCGCTCGGGGAGCCGAACGTGCCGACCCTGCTCAGTCTCCGAGAAGACGGCCTGCCGGCGTACAGGGCCGGAGCATGGCGCATCGATTGCCGCAGCTTCCGCAAATGGGCCACCAGCTACACGCCATACCGGCCGCAGACGAAACCGCAAACCGCATATGAAGGTGAGCCACTGTTTTGAAACCGCAGATTCGTATTTCGCTCGACGTCGAGGACCATGACCTGCCGCAGCCCGGCGACGTGGAGATAGGACAGACCATCATCAGCCCGTCCGGCCCGCGCATGCTCTGGTCGGACATCTCGAAGGCAGACTGGCCGATTGTCGCCGCGAAGCTGGAACAGATCGCGCTGCTGCTCAGGAGCAAGGCGAGATCGTGACGTGCATCAGAATGTTGAGCACTGCGGAGGCATCTGCACGATTGGGTGTCAGCCAGCGCACGCTGATCCGCTGGCGTCAGTCCATCCCGATCATCGGACCGCCGCCCATCCGCATCGGCAACAGCATCCGATACGCGGAACAGGACGTGAACTGCTGGATACTTACGCAACGGGAGAAAGGCAAGGCATGAGAAGACAGACGATAGACCCACATATCCGCGCGAAGGTTATCTCGACATATGGAAACCGCTGCTGGTTGAACATGCCCGGCTGCTCCATCACCGCGACGGAGGACGACCACATCGTACCGTACAGCCACGGAGGCAGGGACACCGTGGCCAACATCCGCCGCGCGTGCAAGCACTGCAACGCGATGCGCCAGGACCGCGTGCTGTCCGGATACGGCGCGACATTGCACGCGGTCATAGGACCGCCACGGGCCGACTTCGGCATGGCCATGCAGTCCATGCTCCGCCGTGACAGCATCGTGGTCAGCTTCGACAGTCTGCTGCGCGACCTGTGCCCGACGCAATCCAAAGCGACCGACGGGCTGCGCCTCGCCGCCGCGATGGCATGGGACGGAGCGGCCCGCACACTGGCCAAGAGCTCCGAGCCGTTGGACGTGTGGCTGGTGCGCACGCTGCCGCGCTCCCGCCGCCATCCCGACATGCTGGCCGAATGGCTGGCCCTGGACTATGACATCCACGTCATCGAGACACCGGCCGAATCCACGTTCGCCCTAGACCTCACGCCGCAGGAGTACCGGACCGCGCAGCAATGGTACTCATTGCACCTCACGCAGCAGGCCGTGGACGCCCGCTCCGCCGCGAGACGGCAAAGGCTCGCCGCTCTCGGCCTTCGCCGCGACGTTCCAGCCGCTCGGCCGAGATGGTGACTGCTTTTTTAAACGGCCGATGGCCCGAAGACCCCGCGCCAAGTCTTTTCTCCCCCCAGAACCATGCAAAAAAGTGGAAAAACGTTGGAAAACCAAGGAAAAACGAAGATGAATCAGGGAATATTGGAAGGTTTCGAGGAATACACGCATCCCTATGGCATCAGCGGCCTGCAGGAGCAGGCGACCATGAATCTCATCAAAAGCTTCGTGGACGGCAAGACGTTGACGCCGGAAGCGACCTACATCTGCAAGTCGATGCTCTCGATTGCCAGGAACATCGACATCCAGAACAGCAGGGGACGCGAGATCAGCCGTAACATGACCTCGCTGCTCACATGGTTCCAGGAACTCAAGTCGATGTATCCGGACCAGCCGCAGCTCGACCCGACGCTGACCGACTTCATCGCCGACGCGAAGGCCGGACTGTGACCATGCTGATGCGCGGCGGCACGGAACGCGACGAATCACGGCCGACCGATGGCGCGATCGTGGCCAGGACGGCCGAGATGCTCGGCAAGCCGCTGTTGCCGTGGCAGCGGTACGTGGCCGACGTGGCCGGGGAAATCGACCCTGCCACCGGCACGTACTTTTACGACCGTGTGTTGCTTTCCACGCCGCGTCAGTGCGGCAAGAGCACGCTGATCGATACCGAGGATACGCGCAACGCGCTGCTCGGACCTGACCGGAAGATCTATTACTTGGCGCAGACCGGCAAGGACGCCGAGAAGCATTTCAAGGACTTCGTGCAGCAGCTCTCGAAATCAAGGCTCGCGCCTTTTGCGCTCCGCCCGCGTCTGTCGAACGGAGGGATGGAGCAGCGTTTCCGAAACGGCAGCTTCATCTGCCCGTTGGCCGTGACCAAGGTGGCCGGCCATGGCACGCAGATGGACAAATTCACCATCGATGAGGCGTTCAGCCTGGACGACGAGACCGGCAAACTGATCCTCGACGGCATGGCACCGACCATGAACACAAGACTTCATTTCACCGGCGTCCAGCCGCAGATCTGGATCACCTCGACTGAAGGCACGGCAGATTCCACGTTCCTCAACGGCCTGCTCGACTCCTTCCGCGCCGGAAACGTGCCGACACGCACCTGCTGGTTCGATTTCGGCATCCCCGACGACGCGGACCCCGAGGATTTCCAGACGATTCTGAAATGGCATCCGGCCGCCGGCCTGCTCTGGGACGTCCGGCAGCTGCGCGACTTCCGTGAGCAGTTCGCCGGCAACGAGGCCGGTTGGGCGCGCGCATTCGGCAACCGTCGGGACAGCGGGGTGGCCGAGCGCGTCATCCCCGAGACACTGTGGCAATCGACGTTGGCCACGCCAATCACACCGGACCACATCGACGGCCGACCCGTGGTGATCGCCGCGGCCGTCGATGTGGATGCCACGAACACGTCGATCTCGGCCGCGATTCTCGACCATGACGACACCGTGACCGTGCAATTGCTCGAAGTCCTCGCCGGCACCGGCATGGCACCCGCCGAGATCATGAGAATCTGCGATACCTACCACGCGCCGCTGGTCATGGACGGCAAGGGGCCGAACGCCGATCTGCACGACCGGCTCGCATCCATGACCGATGAAGCCGGCGATCCACTGATTGACTTCATCGCCATGCAATCATCCGACTATCTCGCGGTAGGCCAGGCGTTCGTCAGCGGCCTGCAGAACAAGCTGATACGCCACGCCGCCGATACCGAGCTCGACGCAAGCGCGGCCAACTGCGCAAGGACGTGGAGCGGCGACGCGTGGCGCGTCACGCGTCGTGGCAGCACCGGGCTGACCTCGCCGATCGAATCATGCATGCTGGCCGCGTGGGGCGCGCATCACCTGCCCTCGGACGGCGCGCTGCAGATCTTCTGACGTGTCACCGTTTGTCACCGTTTGTCACCGTTTGTCACTGAATGTCACCGTTTTTTTGGCCGTGACGGAACCGCGGCCATATTCTCGGCGGCATGAACCTTTGGAAACGAATGAAGCTCGCCGGCCGCGTGCTCACGCGCGGCGCGGAAGGCACGGACATGCCGGACGGCGTCAAGCCGCCATCACGGCTTCCGGCCACCGAACCGCTTCAACTGTCCACGGTGTTCCGTGGCGTGCAGGTGCTGCAGACGGCCATCACCGGACTCCCGATCGTGGAGCAGCGTGGCGGCCGTGATCTGCCGGACGTGAGCCCGTTGGTATTGCAGCCGGACGTCTCCCGTTCCCGCCGTGATTTCATCGCCGACATCGTGGCGTCGCTCGTGCTCGACGGCAACGCGTTCACCCGCATCGTGCGCGACTGGCAGGGCGAGATCGTGACATGCGAGGTGCTGCCGCCGCAATACGTGACCGTCACGGACGAAAGCGACGACCCCGCGCGGCCTGACCTGCGGTTCTCCTATCTCGGCCGCACCTACACGGCGGAGGATGTCGTGCACAGCAAGTTCCTCAACGTGCCCGGCCGTCTTCGCGGCCTCGGCCCCATCTCGGCGGCACGCGAGGAGATCGAGGCCGCACAGCTCGCGCGCGACTACAAGGCGAAATTCTTCACCGACGGCTCGAACCTCAAGGGCTATCTGCGCACATCAGAGAACATCACACAGGAAGCCGCGCAGCAGGCCAAGGCATCATGGAAGGCGTCGGGCGAGGCCGGCGACATCAAGGTGGTCGGCAAGAACCTGGAATACGTGCCGCTCTCCCTGAAGCCGGCAGACTTGCAGTTTCTGGAGACGCAGAAGTTCGACACCACGCAGATCGCCCGTCTGCTCGGCATCCCGGCAAGCATCATGCTCGCCGCCGTCGATGGCTCGAACCTCACCTACTCGAACATCGAACAGTCCTGGATCGAGTTCGCGGACTACACGCTGGCGGCCTACACCGGCGAGATCGAGGAGATCTTCAACCGTCTGCTGCCGCGCGGCCGGACCGCGAAGTTCGACTGGGACAGCTCGCAGAGAGCGAACATGAGCGACCGGTACAGCGCGTACAAGACCGCCATCGAGGCCGGTTTCCTCACCGTCGATGACGTGAGGCACAAGGAAGGACTGCCGGCACTCGTGAAAGGAGAAGACCAATGAACATCGAGAAACGCGAAATCGCCTGGAAGGGCCTGAAGCTCCGCGCCACGGACGACGCCGGCTCATCGACGGTGGAGGGCGTCGCAGTGCCGTTCGGCGACATCATCGACACCTGGGACGGCGCGGAGACCTTCGACCGCGATTGCGCTTTCGAGGGGCTTGACGAGGCGAAGCTGTGTTTCGAGCACGGCGAGACCATCGGACGGATCACCAACGCGGAAAGCACCGACGACGGCCTGCACATCACCGCGCAGATCAGCGACACGGCACGCGGCCGCGACGCGATGACACTGATCCGGGACGGCGTGCTCGACAGCTTCTCCGTCGGCTTCGTCCCGATCGAATCGCAGAAGGACCGCGACGGCATCACCCACCGCCGCAAGGTCCGACTGCTCGAAACCAGCATCGTGAGCTGGCCCGCATACCAGAACGCCAAAATGACCAAATCGGCCGCACCGGCCATCGAACAAAGAAAGGAAGACACCATGGATGAGGAAGCGATCAAGGACAGCCTGACCGCATTGCAGGAGGAACAGCGGGGCATCAAGGCCGCGCTGGCCGACATGGACCGGCACACCGAACCCGCCACGCGTGGAGCGGAATGGAACAGCCAGGGCGAATACCTGCGCGCCCTGTTCCAGGGCGACGACCGCGCCATCGCATTCCAGAAGGAGGCGCGCGACCTCATCACCACCGGCGACACCGGCAACACCGCCACCTGGATCAGGGACGACCTGCGCCTGATCGAACAGCGCCGCAAGGTCATGAACATCCTCTCCCACGAGGCACTGCCCGCCACCGGCATGACGATGGAATACAACGTCGTGACCGAGGACACCATGAACGCCGGCAAGCAGACCTCGGAAGGCGCGAGCCTCCCCGTCGGCAAGCTCACGTTCGGCACCAAGAGCGTGAACATCGACACGTACGGCGGCTACACCTCCCTGAGCCGTCAGACCATCGAACGCAGCAGCACCCCGATGCTCAACACCGCCCTGCGAGCCCTGAACAACGCGTACGCGCGCCACACCGAGCAGGCCGCACGCGACGCGCTCTACAACCTCATCAAGACCGAACGCGACAAGGAACACGACGCGAACAAGATCGACGCGCCAAAGGCGCTGGCCGCCATGACCCCGAACATGTGGGCCGGTCTGATCCTCGACGCCGCCGAGGTCATGGACGACCGCAACGCCGACATGGCCCGCCTGTGTGTCTCCAAGGACGTGGCCCTCGCCCTGATCTCGCTCACCGACAGCGGCACCCGCTTCATGGACATCAGCGGCAAGGGCAGCGACACCATCGGCAGCTTCGACCTGACCGGCGTGGTCGGCGATCTCATGCGCGTCCCCGTCTACATGCTCCCGAAGGCACCGACCGGCACCGCCGCGTTCCTCGACCCCGCGACCATCACTTGCTGGGAGTCCGGCGGCCCGACGCAGCTCACGGACGGCGACATCACGAAGCTCACCGCCGACTATTCCGTCTACGGGTACATGGCCATCGGCACGACCTTCAGCGAAGGAGTGCTGCCGATCCTGTTCCCAAAAGCCTGAACCTGCTGGCCTACGGGCCGGCCGCCTTCAACAACCTCACGGCGACAGTCACCGACTACGGGGCCCTCCGGCTCACCTCGAAGAGCCTCCTCGCCGGCACCGGCATCAAATGGCAGCTCGGCACCCTGCCAGCCGGCACCTACCGGTTCGACGCGTTCGGCACGTTCACGAGAACCAACGTCTACCTCGCCGTCACCGGACCCAACAACCAACAGCTGGGCCTGATCGACTGCGACCATCCTTCGTCGGCGTTCACGCTCTCCGAACCGACCGCCTGCACGCTCAAGGCCCTGGGAAAAATCGAATCGAGCGGCTGCACGATGGACGAGGTGTACATGCCGATGCTCACCCGCGTCGATTCCGGCGCGCTGGTATGGCAGCCGCCGGAGAACCTGAAAGCAACAGGGGGGGGGAGCAAAGTATGAGGAATCTGATCTCTAACCCAGGATTCGAGACCGGCGACCTGTCGGGTTGGGAAATAATCTCCGGCGGCTGGAAGGCCATTTCCAGTGGGAGCATCATCGCGACACCGCATTCCGGCAAATATTGGCTCCTGCTTGACGGAGGAACCAACGCCAGACTCCGCTCGAACACCATGGCCGTCACACCGGGAGCCACCCTGAGAATCAGCCTGTGGCGATGCGAAGCCACGACCTTCCGCAGCAGCGAAGTGCTGATGCTCCTGCCTAACGGAACACTCCAGCAGGTACTTCCCCTGCCAAGAGTCAGCAATGAACAAACTCTCAAGTGGCTTCGATACGAGACCACTTGGACGGTGCCGGAAGGCGTCACACAGACGGCCCTGGTCATCCATTCCGTTGAGGACTCCTACACCAGAATCGACGACGTGGAAGTTACGGAGGAAATCTGATGGATGACAAGACACTGCTCGCAAGACTACGAGAGGAGGTCGGCGTGCCGGCCGGAGAGGATGACCGGCTCGCGGCGAAGCTCGCCACGGCACGCGTCTACGTCTCGCACGCGGTCGGCACCGCGAACGTGGACGCCGATCTGCTGGCCGACTGCATCGTCTCCTGCGCGGCCGACCTGTTCAACATGCGGGACGCGCGCCTCGGAGTGATGGACGTCGGCGACGCGACGGTGGAGCCGTTCAGGATCTCCACCGACCCGCTCCGCTCGGTCTGGCCGAAACTCCGGGCGGCCGGAGTGCTGACCGGCGGGATGGTGATCGCATGAACATCCAGGAACAACGCTCGGCGCTGATGGACACGCTCACCGACATGCTCGATGGACTGGTCAGCAGCGTCAGCATCGACGCGCAGCTGACCCGACCGACCGCCGGCAAGGTCGCGGTGTTCATCGAACCGCCGACCGTGGAATGGCCCACGTGGGGGCCTCCGGTGCCGACATGGACGCTGGACGTCATCGCCGGCACTCCGGCCACGCAGCCATCGGCCGTCGATGACATCCTCGCCGCGCTCGACCGGCTCGCCGACAAGGGCCTGAACCTACAGAAGGCCACGCCGGCGAGCTGGAACCTCGCAGGCGCCGGAACGCTCGCGGCCTACCAGGTAACGCTCAACGCTTTGGAAACCGAATAAAAACAAGGAAAGGAAACAATCATGGCTGGAAAGATCCGCACGCTCGGACCAGGCATCTTCAAGATCACCGACACGTCCGATGGCAGGGACTTCAGCGCCGACCTGACCAAGGCGCAGCTGAACCCGTCGAACAGCAGCGACGACCCGACGACCTACCTGGACGGGTCCGAGGAGACGAACACCACGACCACGTGGACGTTCGAGGGCACCGTGGGCGACGACTTCAGCGAGGACGGTCTGGCGGTCTGGCTCTTCGACCACCAGGGGAAGACGCTGCCCGCCCAGTTCGTCCCGAACAAGAACGGCAAGATCCAGTGGACCTTCAACGTCACCGTCGCGCCGATCGCAATCGGCGGGGACGTCAAGTCGCAGAACACGAACGATCTGAGCTTCGCCGTCACGAACGTCGCACACGCCGCATACACGGGCAAGTGATGTCGGACAAGGCGCTGATGGTCGTCGGCCAGAGACGCTTCGTGCAGACGATGCGCAAGGCCGGGGCCGACATGGACGATCTGAAGGAAGTGAACCGCGAGGCCGCGCAGATCGCGCTGCCCGCGGTCCGCAACCTCGTCCCACGCGGCAAGACCGGCCGGCTGGCCGGCAGCCTGCGCGTCGGCGCGACGAAACGCGCCGGAGTCATCCGAGCCGGCCGCAAGGCCGTGCCCTACGCCGGCCCCGTCAACTACGGCTGGCCGGCGCATCACCTCAAGCCAAGGCTCTTCGTCAACACCGGCGTCGCATCTTCCGAGAGCCAATGGCAGCAGGTCTACAAGGACTTCATCGAAAAGACCATGAAACAAGTGAAAGGAAAATGACCATGGCGAACACACGAATCACCTACACGGACGGCAACAGCGAGATCGTGCCGATCACAATGCGCGCGACCTGCAAGGCCGAGGCCCACGCCATCGAGGTCGGCTGGGGATCCATCACACAGTCCCCCGTCAGGTCCGGCGCCTACACGGCATATGCGGCTCTGCGCATGGCCGGCCGCACCCTGCCCGACTTCGAGCATTGGCTCGACACCGTGGCGTCCTTCGACCTCGTCACCGGAAAGCAGGAAGACCAGGAAAACCCTACGGACTAGCCGCGTGGCCAGAAGAATCGCTCGGCCATATGTCGTTCCTCCTGGCAAGCCGTTTCGGCGGCACACCGTGGCAGTGGAGGAACGACGCCGACGAGCGTGACTGGGGCACCGGCCTGTCCTACCTGCTCAAGGAAGCGGAAGAAGCGTCGCAGAAGGAGTGAACCGTGGCACACAGCGCGATCATGAGCGTGCGCATCACCGGCAACGCCGATGATGCCGTCAAGGCGTTCGAGAAGACCACCACGAAGGCCGCCGCGTTCGGCAGCGCGATAGGCGGGCTCGCCACCAAGGGTCTGACCGCGCTCTGGGACAAGGTGAAGGGCTTCGCCGGCGACGTCGTTGACATGTCGGACAGCACCGACAAGTTCATGAAGACCATGAGCTTCGCCGGCATCGATGATTCCGCCGTCCGGAAGGCCACGAAGGCGGCGCGCAAGTACGCCGACGATACCGTCTATGACCTCGGTGACATCCAGAACACCACGGCGCAGCTCGCCGCCAACGGCATCGGCAACTACACGGAACTGACCGAGGCCGCCGGAAACCTGAACGCCGTGGCCGGCGGCAACGCCGACACGTTCAAGTCCGTCGCGATGATGCTCACCCAGACCGCCGGCGCGGGCAAGCTCACCACCGAGAACTGGAACCAACTGACGGACGCCATCCCGGGCGCATCCGGCAAGCTGCAGGAGGCCCTGCTGAAGAACGGCGCGTACACGGGCAACTTCCGAGACGCGATGGCCAAGGGCGAGATCACGGCCGACGAGTTCAACAAGGCGCTGCTGGACCTCGGCATGACCGACATCGCGAAGCAGGCCGCCACGAGCACCGAGACGTTCGAGGGCGCCATGGGCAACCTCGAGGCGGCCGTGGTCGGCGGTCTCAACGACATGCTCGCGTATGTCAAGCCGTCCATCACCGGCGGCATCAATTTCGTCACGGGCAAGATCGAAGGCGGCTTCACCTGGACCAGGAACGCCATCGACGGTCTGGTGAACTTCGTCCGCACCGGCGACATCAACGACGCCTTCGCCACCGCCTTCGGCAGCGACGCGTGGAGCAACGACGTCATCAACGCGGTCGTGAAGGTCCGCCAGGACGTCATCGGCTTCGCCTCATCGGTGCGGTCGAAGCTCACGGACGCGCGCAAGGGCGTCGTTGACTTCTTCCAGGGCTTCATGTCCACGGGGCCGGTTGACACCGCGGTGAACGCGCTCATGTCGCTCTGGAACGTCATCGGAACCGTCGGCGGATCCGTCGGCGATTTCATCAAGGCGCTCATGGACGCCTGCGCACCGTTGAACCCGCTCGCCGGCGAGGCGAACGGGGCTGCCACGGCCGGAACGATGCTTGGCAACGCCTTCCAGGCCGCCGGCTCGGCGGTCTCCACGGCCTCGGGGTTCATCTCGACGGCGGCCGGCTATCTCACGATGATCTCCGACTGGGTGGGCGCGAACGGCGATCTCGTGACGACGGTGCTGGTCGGCATCGGCGCCGGTTTCGCCGCGTTCAAGGTGGCAAGCCTCATCACGGCCGTCGTCACGGCGCTGCAGGGTTTCAGCATCGCATCCACCGCCGCCGCGGCCGCGCAGTGGGCGCTGAACATCGCGGCGAACGCGAACCCGCTCATGCTGCTCGTGACCGCCATCGCCGCCGTCGTGGCTGCGCTGGCATGGTTCTTCACCAAGACGCAGACCGGACGCGGCATCTGGCAGAGCTTCACCAGCTTCATCCTCAACTGCGTCAACAACATCAAAAGCTTCTTCTCGGGGCTCGGCTCCACCATCATCGGCATCTTCACCTCGGCGGCGAACGGTGCCAGGAACGCATGGAACGGCGTGGTCGGCTGGTTCCGTGGACTGCCGGGCTCCATCGCCGGGTTCTTCGGCAACGCCGGCAGCATCCTGTACAACGCCGGCGCGAGCATCATCAACGGTTTCCTCAACGGCCTCAAGGCCAAATGGGACAGCGTGACCGGCTGGATCAGCGGAATCGGCGACTGGATCAGCGCGCACAAGGGCCCGATCAGCTACGACCGCCGGCTCCTGATCCCGCACGGCAAGGCCATCATGACCGGTTTCGCGCAGGGCCTCAACAACGGCTTCGACAACTCAGTGCAGACCGCCATCGGTCGCGCGAACCGCAGGCTCGCGGCCATGCCGCTCACCCTCTCCACGCAGGGGCAGGGTTCCGGCCCCACCATCGTCAACACCTGGAACGTGGAGATCAACGGCGAGGTCATCGACAAGGACGGCACCGCCAAGGCCATCAAACGACTGCTGGCCGACTACGACGCAAGGAGGTCATGATGCAGCAATGCTTCATGTTCATCGACACCGGCAGCGGCTGGACGCCGGTGAACGATTCCGCCAAGGACATCGCAGCCCTGGACTCGTTCACGATCCAATGGGGCAGCGACTCCATCGACGAACAGCCCGACCCGGCAGTGCTGACGTTCACCCTGCGCGACAAGACCGGCAGACTCGCCGGCCAAGCCCTGACACTAGCCGGCATGAAGGTGATCGTGCAGTTCTCCGACCAGCCCCGATGGATGGACCTGCAACCGTCGATGGGGCGCTGGGAAGATCTGCGCATCCCGATCGACTCACTGCACCGCGCCTACTCCCCCGACTCGCCGGACTCCCCCGACTCGCCGGCATCCACGATATTCGCCGGCACCGTCTCCACCGGCGGCAGCGTCAACCCGACCGGTGACGGCGGATGGCTGCTCAAGCTCTCCGCCACATCGAGGATGGCCGTGTGGAAACGCCTGCAATCCCAAGGACCGACCGACGCGAACGCGAAATGGGACGGCGCGCACTGGATAGGCAGCCCGTCGGCGCGGTTCGCGGAACTGAACCGTCGCGCCAAGGCGCAGGGCGCGCCCGAAGCCCAACTCGACGGGCTCGCCCTGCCATCCTCCGTCGCACCATACACGGCATCCGAACACCCCTCGCAGCTCGACCTGCTGCATCGGCTCACCGCCGGGCCCCGACTACCGCAATGGCATGAGACGTACACTGGCGCTGAATCAAGCCTCCGCCCGCTGTTCCTCGCCGACCCGATCGCCGTGCACCTGTCTACGGACGGCACCCTCACCATCCTCACCGACGGGGAGACCCGCCACGCCATCCAGGCATCCGACATCGAGGCATCGACGGACTTGAGCATCACCGAACCCATCACCCAGATCGTCATCAACGCGAAACGCGTCAAGGCCGACAACGGCAAGCTCTCATTCGATGACGTCGAGATCACGATGGGAGACCAGAACCGGCTCCCCGCCAAGCTGAAGGCCACGCAGAAGAGCCTCAACCTCGATTCCGACATGCTCGCCATCGATGACTCAGGCGGCGTGTGGAACAGCGGGGCCACATCGAACGTCAGCGACACCGACCGCGCGAACGTCGCGCAATGGCTCGAATCGCACGACCTGCGAATGGTCCCGAAAACCGTGACGTTCAACAGCACACGAATCGACCCGGCACGCATGCCATGGCTGTACAAGGCGGCACCATCCGGCCCGTTCATCATCGTCAAGGCCAAGGCGTCGGCCCTGACCGGCTCCGACGGACGCCCGGCCTTCACCGGACCCATCACGACAATCGGCGGCACGCTCCGATCCCGGTGGCGCGACGGCCTCCCCACGCTCACCCAGGAGGCGACGCTGGCCGCGCTCCGCCCGCTCCTGACCAAGCGGATCACATGGGCCGACCTGCCCGACATCGCATGGCAGCGCCTCGACCTGCACATCTGCGACCTGTCCATGATCCAGACCATCGACTGAAAGGAACACCATGACAGCAAACACACCCATCTACGGGCTCTCATATCCCGAAGGCTCCGACCTCGTATCAACCGCGCCGGACTCGTTCAAGGCCATGGCCAACACGTTCGAGCAGGCGCTTTCAACGGTTGACCAGCGTTCCACCCCAGCAGGCGCGACACCTGTAATCGGCACCACGCTCGAAGCGCTGAAGGCACAGACAGCCACGGTCGGCCAGACCGGCTTCGTCACCTCGGACGGCGACAACACCGGCCCGTACATCTGGGACGGGACCGGCTGGCATCACGCACACTGGTACACCGCCGATGACAAAGCCAAAACAACGCTTGTCAACCAATCAGGCTGGAAATGCGAATACATGATAAAACATGGATTCGTTTACGTCACGGTCACTATTTCGGACAGTGGCAACAAAGGATGGAGCGAAAGCCAAATGCCCGGCACACTCCCCGAGCCAGCACGACCGCCGCTCGACCTGAATTTCACACCGATATGCTCAAACAACACTTCCATCGGCGTGTTCACCGTCAAATCCACCGGAGTCATCGTCTACTCGCGTCGCGGCAGCTCGCAAATCTCCGACACGCGTTATGCAACCATGATGTGGCCGGCCGCATGACGGATCTCATCATCGCCATCGTCGGCGCGGTCGGCGCGGTCGTCGGCGCTCTGGTCTCCACCCTCTCGGCCGCCGCGAAGAACAAGATGGAAGCCTACCGGCTCGCGCAGAAGATGCAGGCCGACAACCAACGCCTATGGCAATGGAACCGGCAACTCATCGACCACATCTACCGTCGCGCCCCACCACCGCCACCGGAACCACCGGAAGACCTGTTCGACTGAAAGGAATATATGGAAAGCATCATATGGAAAGGCTCACCGAACCATTACGACGGACGCCAAGGCAACAAGGTTGACCGCATCACGTTGCATGTCATGGCCGGATACCTGGCCGGCACAGACACGCTTTTCTCACGGTCCAGCTCACAAGCGTCCAGCACTTACGGAGTCGGAGGTAACGGAGAGATCCACCAATACGTCTCAGAAGATAATGGCGCGTGGGCCGACGGGTCCGCCGTCAGCAATCTGCGGTCAATCAGCATCGAGCACCAGGGCGGGCTAGATTTCATCCCATGCACCGAGGCGTGCGTTAATGCGTCGGCACGATTGTGTGCCGATATCGCAAGGAGGCATGGTCTCGGACGTCTCGAACGCGGCAAAAACATCTTTTTACACCGCGACGTACCACCCTACACTCACCCGGCCTGCCCAGACCTGTGTCCGAACGGCCTCGACTGGCAGGCGGTCATCGACAAAGCAAACCAAATCAACGGATACGGAGGAAACGCCATGGCCAATGCAGGCGACGAAGTATGGAACTGGGCCTACAAGCCCAACGGAAAGAACGCCACACCGGGCGGCAACATGTACAACCTGCTCAACTACGAACTACCCAAACGCATCAGAGACAGCATCATGCAATACAGCTACAAGGGATCGGCACCGGGCGGCAACATCTACAACGCCATCTGCTTCGAGATTCCCGGAATGCTGAAACAGCTCACCAAGACCCTTGAGGCGCAGCAGAAGCAGATCAGTGAATTGTCCGAAAAAATCAGCAAGCTGGAAGGGACTGCGAAATGACCGACACGACGGAAAACCGACTACCAGCGACCAGTACAACGGAAGTAACCGTGATGCCGGTCTCCGCGCAGCTCCAGGCCGCCGCCGATGACGACGCCGAGACCACGACGCCGAGAATCGACAGCGGCACAATTTCCAGATTCTTGGTCCTGCTACTCGCCCTCATCAACCAGGCACTGACCATGTTCGGCCATCCGGTGCTCAACATCGACGATGCGACCATCACACAGCTCGTCACCCTGGCATGGACAGCCGGCAGCGCTATCTGGTGCTACTGGAAGGACAACGACGTGACGAAACGCGCGAGAACCAAGAAAGCCCGTCTATCGGCACGCCATGCGGCCTAGACGAGCCGGACGGCCGCCGTGGCTTCTCTCAGACGGCCGTCCGGCATCGCAACGTAATGCTCCGTGGTCTCCACCGACTCATGGCCGAGCAGTTCGGCGACCACGAATAGATCGTGTGTCGCGGCGTAGGCCGTGGTGGCGAACCGGTGGCGCAGCGTGTGCGCGGCGTATCCGTCCGGCAGCAGATGACTGATGTGGTCCCCGATATAGGACTCCTCCACATGGCCGACGAACCGGCCAGGGAACAGGTAGCCCCGAGCGTCCATGATGATGTCGGCCAGATCATCCGGCAACGGCACTATGCGCTGCTTGTCGCCTTTGCCGCGCACGATCAATGACCGGCCGGCGCTGTCGGCCACGACGTCATCGCTGTGGACCCGCGCGATCTCGCCACGCCGCAGACCGCACTCCGCACCGAGCCGGATCATGAGTTTTTCCGACGGCGTGGCCTGCTCCATCGCCGCAGCGATGTAACGGTCCGGGCATGGCCGGGGATGCGCGTGCGGCTTCTTCACCCGCGGCACGTCCAGACTCGGGTCGTCGGCTCGCCGGCCGCTTTTGTGCAGCCAACGGAAAAACGACGAAATGGTGTTCCGGTACGCCTTGCGCGTCTCGGGTTTCCATTGCTGCCGTGCAAAGACCTGCACGATCTGCTCCGTGGTCACGTCTTTGGGACCTGATGGCATGAGCAGTGCCGCGAGATGCGCCATCTTGTATCGGCGGCTTTTGATTGTCTGTGCTGATAGGCCGGCCGCCTTGAGGGTGTCAGTCCACCCTTCGATGCTTCTGCGCCATGGGACCGGTGCGCTGATCTTGTTTCTCATGATCCATCATGCACCCCATCATGCACCCCTGGCTTTAAGCGGTTAAAATGAGCTCGGATAAGCTCAGAAGCCCCATGGATTTGAACCTTGGACCTCTGGTATCCCCAGAGGTCCAAGGTTCAAATCCATGCCCCGCTACCAATTGAAACCGGAAACCTTTTGGTTTCCGGT